GTGTACGCCATTGGCAGGAAACATCAAGAGTTGATCGGTGAAATCATCCCAATCTTCTTCAGAGTTCAGCACAATTCGCCCATGCTCAAACCGCCCTTGGAGACTCCAGATGATTCTGTCTGTCTTTTTCCTGTTGCCATGCGTTAGGTCAACTATGTGGGAATATACATTATTTTTCCGCATCAGGTCACTGAGGTACGGCAAAACAGCGTTTTTTAACGCTCCACGCTCGATTCCAACCGAAATTGGCCTGTAATCCCGCATCTTCATCAGGATTTTGGCAGCAGTTTCCCGAATATCCCACCGCCCATGGTCAATCTCTTTGACAAACCATTTGCCATCATCAGTGACTTTTACCACTGCAATGGCACTCTCATCTAGTCTTTTTTTCGCGTTAGCAGCTTGTTTAGCCACTTCTTCAAATCCTGCCAAGTCGATTGCAATGAAGTAACTACCATAGTCAGGTTCCACACCATATTTGATCCAATCTTCTTTAAAAACATCGCTTCCTGCGTTGTCAAAGGATGCCAAGTATTCCTGCTTGAAAGCAAAAGAACTTAGCGTCTTCTTGGCAGACTCAATCTCAGTTGGGTCTATCAATGGGTTGTCTTGGGTTGTGAAGTGCCAGGACTTCCAATCAGGATCGGATTCTTCTTGGCCCATCTTGAACAGGTCATAGAACCAGTTGCGACCCTTGGGTGTGCCAATGAATATGGCTCTGCCCTTTTTGTCTGACAAAGAAGCACGAATAACTTGCTCCCAGGCTTCAGGCTTAATGTCCGCAACCTCGTCTAGTACCGCATAGGTAAGAGACACACCCCGCAGGGTATCTGGTCTATCAGCACCGCGAACATAAATCTTTGCACCATTTATCATGGTTATGTCCATGTTGTTGATATGACTAGCCTGGATAACATCCCGTCCAATCTCTAACAGCACATCCCAAATGATCTGCCTTGCCTGACCATTGGTGGGAGCCACATAGAGAACTGCACTTCCTGCTGGGCAACGCAATGCTTCAATAATTAGCGTAGTAGCCGCTAACCTAGACTTACCACAACGCCTACCCGCAGCCACAACCTTAAACCTTGTTTTGTCAGTAAAGACTGTTTGTTGCCAAGGCAGGAGTGAGAAGTTGAGGTCAGACATTTTTTGTTTCTACATCAGTCACATCTTGCAAGGGTTCTATCTCTACGCCACCAATGCCTGTGATGTTGATGGTAACGGCATTCCTTTGCTTGCCTTCTTTCTCAAACAGACTGACGGGAAGCATTCGATCCATACAGAGTTTGAGCATAGCCGCCTGTGCTGGGTGTTCATCATTCATGGCAATCTCAATTGCTTTATGAACAACATTGGAACCTGCACTGTTTATCAGGAGGTCTTTGAGTTCTTTGATGCGCTGAACTTCAGTCTTTGGCAGGAGAGCCGCAGGTCTTTCAGCATAGGTTGCCATAGTGAACTTCTTGTTCACAGCCCCCTTGGGGCGACCTTTTTTCTTTAGGTTGTTTGGCAGTGCATCAATCACATTCATACTTTACCCAATTATGGAAGTAGTATAGGTTGTTGGTGGCTACTGGGCCAGTCAATTCACCACCGCAGTCTGCAATGGAACCACCAACACGGCTGGAGACTACCGAAGGAAGCGCGACTTGTGAAGAAGCACGACCAGTTAGCAATTTCCATGCGTCTTGGCAACAACAATGTAACTCACTTTCTTTTGTTTGACAAGTGGGGTAAACCCTGATATAGTTCAACCACTCCACGGGGATCAGAACCCATCCCTCTATGCGGTTGAGCCGACCAAGTAGGATAAACAGGCGAATCATGTGGTCATCAAGTAGTCTCCTCTACCTCGGGATGAGCTAGAGCCTAGATGAACGGGGCATGTAGCGTGAACGGATTTGTGATGACAAGCAAATAGACCCGTAGCCAAGATAAACGAGAGGCTCCCTTCTAAGGAAGGATTCCCGAAAAAACACGGGTTCAATAACTATTGTCTGTTACTTTCTGCTGGCTGTCTGTAGCACCTACTCCCTTCCCAATAAAAGCTAGTCATTTTTGTAGGTAATCCTAAATTGGCTTTTCTTGTGGATAGGAGGCACCACAAAATCTCTCACACCACACACACCCCCTCCCCCCCTACAAACCCTTAAGGGTAAACCCTAGGTAGTAGAAACCCTGAGATTAATTAACCGACCAGTCGGACGGTTATGCGTAAATTGCATAGGCACCTTTTCGGATAGACCTGATCGTATACCTAATTGCACACAGTATTGTATACACTATACGAGAACATAGATTGTTATCCGTATACTTTACTATTCATAGGGTAAGCACCTATATAAATAATGGGGGAACCTAGGGTTTGTCCCTATATCAAACCATGTTTAGCAGCGTTATTATTAGTGCACTAGGACAACAAACCTAGTGTTTCATTCAATCTTTTTAATAGGTGTCACATCATGCAAACCAAGCTCCAAACTATCAAAAGCTCTAAGATTACATGGTATGTCTTAGATGGCGCAGAATGGCTAGATTTCGTTAAATGTTACTGTGCCGATGGTGATGGCATTCTTCAATTAGAAGAACACAAAGATGGTTCTTATGCCTTGAATGACCAAGGCGAGATTGTCAAAACATGGACTAATGTTAGCTCCAATGAAGATTTTTTGGCCATCTTAGAATTAGCTCAGAGTTATCTAGCAGCCACATATCACGAGATTTTTGAAGATGCTAAACATCATGGACATTAAGCAAAACTAAAAATATCCAGCACATTCATTCTTTTTTTAATAGGTGTCACACAATGAAGAACCCGTACAAAACCATCATCAAAAACCTAGGATTGACCTACAAAACAATTCTAGGCGAATCATCGGCTAAGACAATCAAGGGCGAATCCATTGGTTATCTTACCGGGATTGTCTACCTAAAACCCGATCACACAATCTGCGCCATGGCCCAATTGGCCGGATGCATGAACGGGTGTCTAGAATCGGCGGGCCGTGGTGCATTTAATAGCGTACAAAACGCACGAATAGCCAAAACCCGGTTTTATTATGACCATCAACAATCGTTTTTGTTGTCGTTTGCTGCAGATGTGTGGACAATCCGAAACAAGGCTAGAAAACTAGGGTTCACCCCATTAGTGCGACCTAATGGCACATCGGACATCCCTTATGAGAATTTGATTGTCCATGATGGCAAAAATATTTTCGAGTTGTTTCCCGATGTCCAATTCTATGACTACACCAAGCATCCGGGCCGTAATTTGACGGGCAAAACACCCGGAAATTATGATTTAACTTATTCGTTTAGCGCTATCACACCCAAGCCCATATCAATCAAGGGATTGACTAATCCTAATAATTCTCGTGTCGCCGTGGTGTTTCAAAAACAGGGGGATATCCCGGACAATTTTAGGGGATGGCCCGTGATTGACGGCGACAACACCGATGTGCGCCACATCGAACCCAAAGCGGTTGTTGTTGCATTGTATGCAAAGGGCAAAGCAAAGCGCGATTTTTCCGGGTTCACTCAAATAAAGGGGATCCACTATGCATAAGGTAATGAAAGCAAAATATCCGGGCCGCTGCAGCGTATCGGGTTCGCCTATTTACCCGGGCGATACCATTAAATTTGATACATCTACCCGTAAAGCATGGTTATGCGAACATGATGATATGGGAGTGTATTTTGCCCAGCGAACCGCAACAAAACCGGGATACATTTCCCATGTTTTTAACGTAGCGGGTAAAGACTATTATCAAAACAAGGGGGGGCGATGCATTGATGCGCCATGCTGCGGATGTTGCAATATCTAATTAGTGCATAAACTGAAACATATCCTACGGGGTGTGTTTTGGCCTATACGCTGTATATGGGCGCTTTCCCGGCGCTTTCCGGGGTTTAATAGGTGTGATTATGGAAACAATCGATAAAATTGTGTCTTGGGTTTGCTGTATTGGGTTTGCTGCCCTTTGGTTAATCATTGGATTGTGGGGTTAATTATGGATCAAATTACACTAGACAAA